TTCTGAAATTACTGGTATGGATCAAAAAATTCTTTCATCTATTGAGGAAGAACAAAAACAATTTAATGGATCATTATTTAACCAAGAATTAAAACAGTAAAATCTTATGGCTATCATAGGAGACGTATTTGGATTAACTTCTATTTACGAAAGACAAGTTGAAAATATTGAAAATAATAACTTTGAGAGTTGGCCGGAGAATGCTCTTTATGGTTACTTTGGTGGTGGATTTAGTAACCCACCACCAATATCACATGACAGAATAGATCGTATTGATTTCTCGAATGAGACTGTATCATTAGTAGGTGATATCTTACCCCAAGCAAGAAGATCTTTAGCAGCAGTTTCAAGTGGTTTGTATGGTTACTTTGGTGGTGGTGAGGCACCACCTATTGTCGATAGAGTAGACCGTCTTGATTTCTCGAATGAAACTGCATCATTAGCAGGTAATAATCTACCTGAAGCAAGAATTAGTTTAGCAACAGTTTCAAGTGGTTATTACGGTTACTTTGGTGGTGGTCGAGATCCATCTGTGTCTCCAAATATTGTTGACAAAGTAGACCGTATTGATTTTTCTAATGAAACTTTCTCGTCACTAACTCATGATTTAACTCAAGCAAGATTAGGTTTAGCAGCAGTCTCAAGTAATTCTTATGGTTACTTCGGTGGTGGCCAGACGGCACCCGGTACTGAACACACAGTAGACCGTCTTGATTTTTTTAATGAAACTACATCGGCACCAGGTAACAATCTACCTCAAGAAAGATTTCTTTTAGCAGCAGTCTCAAGTAGTTCTTATGGTTACTTTGGTGGTGGACGAAGAATATCCCCAACATTTAATTCTGACAAAGTAGAACGTCTTGATTTCTCTAATGAAACTGTATCAGAACCAGGAGAGAATCTAACGTTAGTAAGATATGGTTTAGCAGCAGTCTCAAGTAGTTCTTATGGTTACTTTGGTGGTGGTTTTAATGATGGTGATGATGTTACCAGAGTAGACCGTCTTGATTTCTCTAATGAAACTACATCGGACATAGGTGATTTATCTAAAGCAAGATTTAAGTTAGCAGCAGTTTCAAGTAGTTCTTATGGTTACTTTGGTGGTGGAGAAACACCGTCACAAAATCTTAATCTTGATAGAGTAGACCGTATTGATTTCTCAAATGATACTTTATTATTACCTGGTAATAATTTACCGGCAGCAAAAGAAAGTATGGGAGCACTTTCCAATTAATTATGGATATAAATATATAAAATTGGTATTTTATAATTTTTATGACTAACAATTATGAAGCGATTGCACTTGCATCATCTACGGAAGTTTTGGATGATAAAAATGAATTCATGTTCAAAGTTCTCAATGAAGCAAATCGATGGATTGAAAGTGAAGTAGAACTTGCACAAGGTCGTTCAGATTTTCAAATTGAAAAGTTTATTGTTCATGATAGTTTTACTATTCCATCTGCATTTAAATCTGCTTTAATTAATCGTAAGAGTGTGGCAGAAAATCTTCTTTCAAAAATTATTGATGCAAAGAAAGAAGCAAGAGAGTTTCATTATAAGTGGGAAGGAAAGGATAAGACACAACCAATCTGGTGGAAGACCCGTGATGGTGGAGAAGAATTATGTTGGTATGATATTGATGAATTTCATTTTCATCGTATGCTTGAGGGACTTAATCATGGTTTCAAAGCATCGGTCCAAGAACTTGAATGTTTTGATAAATTGATTAGTCGTTTGATTGAACTGAATGGTGGTAAATTAGTAAGCAAAGAACAATTTGATGCAGACCAACCAGATTATTGGGAGAGAAGACTTTCGAATCAATCTATTGATGATTTGTTTGCCGCAAAAACTGGTGTGAATGCAGGTAATATTCGTTCTATGAGAAGAGCAAGTGCTCCTACTGTATTAGGGAATGATGTAAATAGAACTAAAGGATCATTTGGTGATCCAACTAATCCTCTTGATTTTCTGAATAAACTTCAAGAGAACGTTTCTGCCGGTATTTCTGAAATTACTGGTATGGATCAAAAAATTCTTTCATCTATTGAGGAAGAACAAAAACAATTTAATGGATCATTATTTAACCAAGAATTAAAACAGTAAAATCTTATGGCTATCATAGGAGA